ATTGAATAGTGTAGCTATGTTTAAGTTTATCTTTGTGTCTTCACTCTTATCACGGCGAAATCCATCAAGGGCTAGAAACTCCCTATCCTTGATCAATTGGTGGGCCTCCTTGCATTTGTTGCTGCTGCGCCATTTGCTGCGCCATCTGCACTATGCGCTGACGTTCTTCAAGATCACGAATAAGAGTATCAGGAACGCCAAACTTCTTAGCTAGGTATGCCGCAGTTTCCTCTGAGTTAATTAAAATATTAGTTAGCTCTGGGCCAAATCGTCCTTGCACAAGCTCTAAGAAACGTGCAACGGAGGAAATGTCTTGGTTTGCTTGAGCCTGTGCAAGAGGTGATACAGAGCGAACCTTTACTTCCCTACCATTCATTGTAGGTAATTCAATACGCCCTTGTTTCTTTAAGATGTAAACAACACGTTGCAATACAGGCTGGACAAGTTCCGCTTGCAGCCTTCCAAATGCAGAGCCAATACGCCTAGATAAATCAGCCATACGTTCTGCTATTTCTGTTGCAGATGCTGGTGTTTTGTCAGGATTGCCAAGCATATCATTGTATAACGCACGTTTAATATTTAAACGCATATCACTAAGAACAAGATTAGCAACATCAAAAGAGCCAGCAGCTTGAACAGGCTGCAAACCCATGGAGCCAGCGGCTTTCGGTATGACCGTTCCGGGAACAAGATTAATAGTATCTGGGTTAATAACACCGTCATCATCCATTTGATAAATGCCTGAGATTGCCATTTGTGCATTCTCAAGGATTAGCTCAATAGTCAAGTTGGTTGTTTTAATTGCGCTTAAAGCATTCATTAATGGGCCACGCCCATAAATTTCACCAGACACTTTAGACCAGCGGAAACAAATAAACGGATTTGATCCAATGCCAGTGTACTTTTCTTCTTTAATTATCTGCTTAGTATTTGTTTCTATTGCATAAAAGAAGAATGCTTTTTGGTTTACTACTGAATAATCACGACAAACAACTTCTAGTACCTTAGTACGTTCATCTGGGTTGTTTTTAATTCTTTGTAAAATTTTATCTGACAGGCTTGCCTTTGGATACATTACAGGAATGTCTGAATTACGCACAGAACGCTCACGATAGACATGATCTACCTGATCGTCAGGGCCGGTATCAAGAACCACATGGGGCAACGGTATTGCAGAAAACATTACAGGGTTAACTGCATCGCCTTCCATAGCACATAAAACGCCTGTGCCTACCGCCAAGTCCATAAACGATTCGTGAACTTCCTGACCAAAGTTAGAGTTCTGGATAACCTCAAAGACATAATCTGTAACTTCATCAAGTTGATTATTGACTTCATCTTTCTCTTCAGCCGGAACTTCAGACCCCGCAGTAAAATCCGCCCATCTAGCAAAGTTAGGAACCAAGCCTGATTGCAAGCGCGAAGCAAATTCTTGAACGCCAACAACCGCTGTCTCATCAAAGATTTTATCATCTCTACGTTGCCCTACTGACTCTGCGTAAAATGATTCGCGTTGAGGAAGCGCATACTCATAGCATTCCTCAAACAATGGCAAAAAGTTTTCACGTTGCGATTTAGCGCGTTCATATTTTTTTAAATATTTGAGGGCGGTTTTCTCGCCTTCATACACACCATCTTGCAAATCATTATTAACTATCATTATAGATACTCGTTATAGAAGCCCATGCCACCGCTGCCACTCTTAATTAGTGAACGCCGACCTCGACCACCGCGCATTGTTGTTAAAGTATCAGATAAAGCTTCCTGCTTGCGAACTTTTTTCTGCTGAACTTCCTCTGCTTTTTGAGACTCTTGCTCTTGTTTTACAACAGGGTCTTCCTTTGGCTTGCCACCACCGCCACCTAAACACATGTTAATCTCCTTGTATTAGATTATTATGCATAAACACAATTAAACAAATAACGCAACGCACAATTTACATTCTTGCCCAAAGCCCTTGACGTTTTTGCTGTTTTGGTTTTCTTGCAAACACATCAAATTCAGACTTTGCATTAAAAGCCCTTAAAGGTTTTTGCCCAGATATTAAAGCTCTGCCTTCACCAGCACCAAGCATTAAGTATTGAAGCGCGTCATGTATGTGTGAGTACATGTTTTTATCAGGCTTGTCATCGAATCGCTCACCAGAAACTTGCATACGCCGATAGCAATAACCGCCTTCAAAGCCTTTAATAAGGGTTGGGCAACGCCTATCAATTAAAAATGCTGGTTTGCCTTCAACCATTTTGTTTAATGAAGAAGCAACAGCTTCAAGACGCAGATCAACAGAGTTGCTTGGAGCAGGCGTTGCTCTTAGCCCAGCACCCCTAAGTATTTGAAAAGGTGTACTTTCATCGGTCTGTGCGCGAAAGTCACCAGCCGGATCGCCAAATATTTTTACATCTAAGTCTGAAAATCTAGTAGCAATCTCTTGGCGCAGAACTTCTGCAAACCTTACAATACCCATATCAATAGCAACAATCTCTGATTGGATTAGCCATCTGCCCCTAACCTTTTGCCCAAACACAGCGGCTGGAGTAAGGCCAAAGTCAATGCCAATGTACAAAGGCACACCATGAGCAATAGGTATTTCCTCTGTTGCTATGTGTGTTTCGCTTACAAAGCTTTGATACACTGGCTTCCCTTCTTGGATTGAGCCAAGTTTATTCATTACATACACATCAATCCAGCTTTTTGTCTTACCTCTAATTAAATTAGGGTAATAAGTCTTCAGCATATTCTTGCAGTTTTCTGCTTTTTTATTTTCTTTGTAATTAAGTACAGAGCCATTCTTATCTGTCTCTTCTATCATTCCAGATGGCTGCACATAGAATGTCCAGTTGTCAGGCTTAACTAGCATACGCGCTTGCTCTATCGGAATATGATCCGGCACAGGAACCTCACCAGACATAATAGGCCACCAGTGATCTTCTTCAGGAGCATTAGTATCAGCGATGACCCCAGACCAACTAGGCCCACCATCACGCATAGAAGGGAAACGACCAACACGCATAGTACATGCGTCAATAATTGATTTAGGTATCTCCCTAGCCTCATTGATCCAGATACCAGTAAGTTCAAGGGAGAGTAACTTTTTGACATCTTCGGGCCTATCGAGTGCTAGGAAGATTACTTCTAGTTCCAAATCACCTTGTTTAATCCAATGGGTATATGGAACCGACCACATAAACTTGCCCCACTCGTCTTCTGGGAACCAGTCAAGCCAAGTCTTTATAGTGGTTGTTCTTAATTGTGGGTTGGTATTTCTAATAATTGCCCATCGGCTGCGGCGTATACCAGCTTTATTTTTTTCTTGCATTAAGGCTCTGCGAAACACCTCGACACAACAACCGACAGATTTACCAGAGCCTACTGGCCCACGAATGCCGCGAAAGAAATTATTATCTTTCATAAATTCTTTTAATACGTTGCCATCAGGCTTGTAATTAAAGTTGGTCAACCTTGTTGTCCTTACCGAACCTAATCATGCGTTCAACAACTTCTGGGCCAATTGTAGTTATAACCTTGTCAGCCTCGCGGTCATTACAAAATTCTTCTGGGTGGTGAACAAGGTGTACTTTCTTCACTATTTTGCGAAGCAAATCACGCTCTTCTACTTTGAGTGTGTGCAAAAAACTCATAAAATACTAGCTTCCTTGTTTTAATAAAGTTTCCAATCTTAATTCTTTTACTATTTCTCTAGCAGCTTGACCGCGACTAAAACCATGTTTTTTATATGCATTAGTCATTGAGTCAACTAAATCTTTAAAGTTACCTCTGTACTGAGGATCAATTCTTACTCCAGTTTTAATCAATGACTTTTTTTTGGGCGTTGCTGGTGCTTTCTTCATTATCTGTACCTTTTTGCTATTGCAGCAGCGGCTTTAGGCTGCTTGGAAAACTGTTTGCCCTTTGACTTGTCTTCACGCTTCTTCTTAGAAGACGCTGCATACTGAGAGCTAGACATAGCTTTTATAGCAGCAGCAGGCAAGTAACGCTCACCAGTAGCCTTTGAGCCTTGAGTAGATGGTTTACCTGACTTGGTGCGCCACTTCTGCTTTGTCCAGTTCATCAGAGATTTTTGTGGCTTCTTCACGAGGTGTAGCCCCCGCCTTTAGCTTTGTAAGCTTTAGCAAGCATCTGCGCTTTACGAGCAGACCATTGACCACTAGCCCCGCCTTTGCTCCCAGCTTTAATGCGATTGAATAAAGACTTACGCATAGTTGGCTTGGTATAATTACCCGCTGCATTAACTGCCATTACTTTTTCTTTCTGCTTTTCTTTTTAATTGGAGCCTTGCCGCCTTCCCAAGCCTCATTAATTTCTGGCGTAGAAGGGTCATCAGATTGAAAGCCACCATCTGCATCTCGTGAACGCTCTGGCATTGGAAACAAACGAACAGAGTCAGCAGTTAGTGTAGACCCAGACTTAATGCGTCCATCAGGCATAACAAGAACTGGGCCTTCATAGACTGAGCCATCATGTTTTTGATACTTAGTCATCTATGCCTTCCCCATCTTCTTCTTAACGATGCTGGCTTGGATAGCTTTCGGAAGCGTTCTCTGTTGCTTAGTGAGTAAACTCTGCGCGGCTTTCTTTGCTTTCTTCTTACCAGCAGCATTGTAGGCGTAACTTTTTCCAGCGACATTAGGCATTGGCTTTCCTTTTCTTTGTGTTCTGGTAACGCTTTAGAAGTGAGCGACCCTTTGATACAGCACTAGCTTTGTCACCACTATGACCCCACGCAACTAATGCTTTCTTTAGACGAGTAGGTCTGCCCTTCTCATCCTTTAGTGGCCCTTCGCGGAACCCATGCGTGTCAAGAAACTTCCTTTGCGCTTCAGTTTCTGCGGCGTATCTGCGCCGCCCTTCACTGGAGCTTTGAGTGTGCCGCCTGTTTGGGCTTTGTAAGATGCGCGTCCGGCAGCGTTGAGGCCACCGGCTGGGTTCTGACCTTCTTTTCTCTGCCATGCTGGTGTCTTGCTCATGTAATTACATTTCCACTACTTGCAGTAGGCGTTGAAAGCCCACTATTCCAATTGCCACTACTGCCAGCACCAAGGGTAGTATCTCTGCCACCATCACCGCCAGACTTCTTTTTCTTGGAAGCAAGCAAGCTCTTGCGCCGTTTGTTCTCAGCTTTCTGCTCAACAGTGAGTTCGTACTTGCTAACGATAGGCTCTTCACTGGTGTCTTTATAATCTGTACTAGCCCCGCTACCACCACTGCTTACACACATAAAACGAACCTCTGACTAAAAAAAATAATCTAAACCTGTTGCGAACCTTTTTTAACAATTATGTGAGTGAGGGACACCTTGCCATTCACGCGTCGTCTTTTTTTAACCCCACCCACGCAGAGCAACGATTCGCATTGCGAATCTAGCTCAAGTCTATACTGACACTAATATCACCCTTATGCAAATGCATGTGCTTGTCCGGTGCCTTGAAGCCAGCCCTGTCCAAGATATCTTTACTAGCTTCCAGCTGAACGTACTCACTCTTGGCACCTCTTGCTAAGTTCAGCATCTTAGCCGCAGCCACCGTAGCATTGAGACCTAGGCTTTCACCTATCCGTTGCATCATGTACTGCTGGACATGTCCTGTCCGCAAAGCCTTGCTAGCACTTACTCTACCGGATTCGCCATCAGCGTATCCAGCAAGCTTTGCTGCTTCTGTAATGCTACAGCCTGTTGCTACAAGAGTATCCACCAAAGCCATCTGTTTATCGGTTAACTTCACAATCTCTGTCATCTGCCCCCCCTTGGGTTCCCCCCCACTATCAGCCAATTATTCTCGGTCTGTCAACGCACAATTAACACACTTAATAACACACAAAGGCCAGAAAATGTGACCTCCCGCTTGCTGCCCCGCACTCACTCGTCTGTGTTTGCACTTAGTCAGTCTCCTAGCCATCTGACGAGGCCCTGACCTCGGCAAACCCCATCATCCAAATCATAACTGCCATCCAAACCCTCGCTAGTCGCTCGTGGCAAGTCTCGCCCATTGGTGGTCGCCACGCCAGCTTATGCTCATATCGCATAGAGGCGATCTGTTCATAAGCTGACTAACAGCCCGCGCTTTAGTCGCCCTTGCGGGCAAGCGGGCTGTAGGCGATCATCCAACGCCGGCCGAGCCTGACTTGCCTTTGGATAACAGCCATGATTGTGGTGTGGGGCATAAGCCGAGGGCAGTTCCTCGGCAGCTAACTAGGAGAACTAAAATGACTAAGAACGCAAACACAAACGGATTCGCACGAGACATCAACCGTGAGTTCACATTGTCTGACCGCACACACAAATCAACAGTTCAATACTTCATCACTAAATTCATCAGTGATGTTGACTGGAACACGAACTCAAAGAATAAGAAGATCACTGAGTTGCAAGATGACAACTTCAACGATTACATCGAACACAAAGAACACGGTGTAATCCTTGACAACGACAAGATTTTACAGCGTAACCGCGACATCGAATGGCAGCAGACACAGTTGGAATGCAACGAGATTCTCAAGTCACTGTTAACACAAGCTTCAGAGCAGTTGTTCCCTGTCGACCACAACATATCAGAGCAGACAGCCAACACGCTTGACGCATTGGATGCTCGGTACAACGAACTCAAAAAGAAGTCAGCATAGGTAACTGACACATCAGCTTCGCAGCTTCGGCTGCGGAGCTTTTTTTATGTTCCATCCAGCGGGTGTCGCTAGTCGCTCCCCCCGCACCCCGCAGGGGGAACACGCCACGGCTGAGTACTTGCGCGGTGGGCTTTGAACAA